CTGAACGAGCGCATAGTGAACCGTGAATCTCGCGTCGGAAGTAGCCGGCGCCTGTTGGAGAGCGAACCGACGGTGAATCTTCCAACCCTTTATGTAGATCGTTGCCCGGTCACGGGCGTTGTACGCGTTGACAAATACATTTGCTGTTCCGGTGTCAGCTGCGTTTCGCACTGCTTGAGTAGGGAATAGAGGAACGACAAGACTGTCTGTGTACAGGGTCTGGACGAGTACGCTCTCACCATTTGCGTCTGCGACTCCGTCGTAGGTAACAACCCCAGGAGACTTACTACTTGGAAGTGCTGCAGATCGCACAGTTTTTTTTCGCTTGGATTTGAACACACGCCCAAGCGTTTTAATTCCTCGCTTAAGTGTCTTTCGGTTTCGATACACGTAACGAGCGCCAACTGCCGCTGCACGGACGTAGGGGGAAGGCGATGCACGGGCATAGTAGTAAGCGCGGCCAGGTCTAACGGCTCTAACGAAACGGCGATAAGGTACTAAGGCGGACGACGGCATGTCGTTTTTTGTGACAGACACAAAGAAGTGGAGTGGTACAGTATTACCCACTCCACTTCCATGCCATACCTCATTTTTTGCAACTCCCGACAAGTTGCAACATGAGTAGAGCCAAAAGATGGGTGTTCACATTGAACAACCCGACCGACGACGAAGCCCAGCATTTAGCGGATCTTTTTGAACAAGATGGCGGAGGAGTCGAGTATCTCGTCATGGGACGAGAAACCGGAGAAAGCGGCACTCCGCACCTCCAAGGATATGTCATCTTTACGGCAGCAGTACGACGAAATACTGCGAAGAACCGACTCGGTTCTCAACGATTCCATTTGGAAGTCAGTCGAGGAACTCCGAAGCAAGCAAGCGACTATTGCAAGAAAGATGGGGACTACGACGAGTTTGGTGAATGCCCGGAGGTTAGTCAGGGAAAGCGAACAGACTTGGATCGATTTTTTGAATTCTGCGAAGAATTCGCCACTGATAATGGACGGCCTCCCACGCTCAAAGAAGCGGCGCAAGCCCACCCGACAATTGTTTGCAAGTACCCCAGAGCGCTCGAAATTGCCCAAGCCCGGTTCGATCCGCCTCCCCTGGTCGGGGGAGACCTACGCCCATGGCAGCAGGAGATCGCAGCAGGATGCGAGTCATTAGCGGACGATCGAACGCTCGAATTTGTCGTGGACGCCGAAGGCGGTCCGGGAAAACGTTGCTTGGTTACATATTTGTTGAGCTCGCGTGCGGATGCACAATTATTCTCGATTGGGAAACGAGACGATCTTGCTCACGCTGTTCAGATTCAGACGAAAGTTTTTTTAGTGGATGTTCCTCGTGGCCAGATGAAATTTCTGCAGTATTCAGTATTGGAGATGCTGAAGAACTGCCTAGTTTTTTCTCCGAAATATCAATCTCAGTTGAAGAGATTATGTCAGACGCCACATGTGATAGTTTTTAGCAACGAAGAGCCCGATTATGAAGCATTGACGGCCGATCGGTACGACGTCGTCCAACTTTAACACCGACAACCGTCCCCGTTCCCGTGTCGCCGCGCCTGGATGCCCCCGGCATCCCTAGGGCGCGCGGCGACCTCCGTGACTGCGAAGCCAGACCTAATAGCCTCACACCCCCCAGGTTGGGTCAAAGATTTTTTTTTTAAAATTACTTGTTATCGAAATAAATACGGTTTGCCGAATAGGTTCGGAAGATGTCCTCGCCGGCCAAATACCCGTAACTAGTGGGCGTCGTAACCCAATACACTTCCGCCAGAGGCATCTGCGGTAGCAGGGACTCTCTCGTACGGAACGACATCTTCTTCTTGAAAGGAACGTAGGTGTTGATATCCCACCACCAGTGATTGCCGCTGTCGTTACTGACTGACCTAGGTGACAACGTTTTTTTCTTATGCCACAGAATGCGGATATTGTTCGTGGGGTTCATCGGGAGCGTATCCCAGTCCATCTCCCAGAGTGTGGCCGGGTTCGTTGACGTGACGTAATTGCGAAATCTTTCGCCTTGACTGCGACAGTCTCGGAAGAATTTGTCTGTCATCGTTTGGACTTCCGTTGGAAAGTCGCTGTCGTTTTCAACGTTCTTGAACTGAACGAGCGCATAGTGAACCGTGAATCTCGCGTCGGAAGTAGCCGGCGCCTGTTGGAGAGCGAACCGACGGTGAATCTTCCAACCCTTTATGTAGATCGTTGCCC